TGTTTATTCCCGTGTGAGGAAGGCAACACAAGTGCGGTTTGCAGAATTCCAGAAGCCTTAACTAAGTCGATAATGATATTGGGATCGTCTTGAACGCCCCATTCGACTGCCAAGTTTTGGAGGTTTGGTGTAACAGTAGCCATTTTATTTACCTCGTTTTATTGTTTATAGCCCAGTTGCGCAGCGATAGCTTCGCCTGAGCTTTTGTATGTAGGCTTGGGGTTTCCAGTTATGGGTGCCCGCCCGCCTGTCTCATTAGTTTCGGCTGTGAAATACTGAGTGCTTTCCAGTAGCTCATAAGTGCTGATGTTTTGCTTGATCTGGTCAAGAGTTAGTTCTTGGCCTTCAGTTGGCACAGCAAACCGATCAATCACCTTTTGCACTTTATCGTAGATTTTAGCGGTTTTATCCACAGCCAGCGTTTTGGATTTATCAGCCCAAGTCGCTTTTAGCTTGGCATCTGCCTCAGCTTGTGCGCTTAGGTGTTGAGCCTCGATCTTTTTAAGACGTTCCAATTCTGCTTTAGCTTCGGGTGATGTTGCCTTTCCAGCTTCATCTTTTAAGCGTTCGTTTTCAGCTTCTAAGTCTCTGATCTTGCTTTACGTGATGCGGATTCCTTATTTGCCGAAGCATTGGAATCCAGGATGTCGTCTGCCTCTCTCTTGGCATCTGCCAAAAGAGCCGTGATTTCTGCGGAAGCATCTGCTCCCAAGGTGTTCTTGATTCTATCCAGAATCTCTTTGATAGCCATTTTAATATCCTTTTCCTTATTTGTTTATAGCGTTAGCCATTTGCCATCTGCATAATCCAAGAAGGTGGCAGTTGTGAATGCTGAAAGTGCCTTGCTTGATGCATCGTTGATTGTGTCAGTCCCAGGTGCAGCAGCGGGATTAATCTCGATTGCGTTAGTTTCATGCTGAATGCTGATAGTGATCTGATTCATTGAGCCTGTAGCAGGTGGCAACAAGATAACCCCATCAGAGCCGTCTGTTTCGGTTACGATTACAAACGAAGGTGGTAAGCTGGTAGGGATAGTGTAGTTCACGCCACCGGACAAGTCAAGGGTTATGGTTTCCTGATAGTGCAGCGGAATGCGTTTCCAGTTCTTGCTATCAGTAGTCGTGCAAGTGCCGGTTGCCACATATAGGCTCTGTTCGTTTAGCAGGATTTTGCCAAGCGCAGCAGCCGTGCCATTAACACCGCCGGAGGTTTCAGTATCTCCCCAAGCACCATCAGCAAGGGTTTCGTCAAGTGCAATGCCGGTAATATTGCCTATGGTCTTAGCTCGGACTTTCATTGTAGTTGCAGACCAGCCGCCTTCTACGAGCGCAGGAACGCCCACAGTCGGGTGAATAGCTGTGCCTGTGCCGTAATGAGTTCCGGCCGTGCCTTCCAAGTTGATAGCCTTTTTGATGTTGATAATCGAATTAGCAACATCGCCACCATCATAAACATCATAAGCAGCTTCAGGGTCTATGCCACCTGTCAATGTGATATCAGTATCATCAATAACAGTCGTATCTGTTCCGGTAATAGAACAAGAAACAAGGGCATTACTGGAAGTATCGGCTTCAATAGCTGCCTTTACATCGGCAAGAGTGGCAGTTATGGCAGGGACAGCAGAACTGGAGAGAGTAACATCAATAGTTACTCCGTCAACGTTCAATGCTGCCGTTGTGCTTGCTGTTTCAGTGACTGGGTCTATCAAGTTTACGGACAGGTCATTGCCATCAAAACCAAGAGTGTTTGCTTTTATGGTTAGCGTGTTGGTTGAGTCTGTCCATACTCCACTTGCAGCCACGCCAGCACCCAAAGCCGAAGCCCTGAACTTGTAAACGGTTTCACCAATGGTAACAGTTGCACCTTCAGCTGGCTTAGTGCCAATGGTTAAAACACCTTCGTCATAAGTGGCAATCGTGGGGCTGCCTGAAGTGGGTGCAATGGCCTCGAGATCATCAATATCGCCTTCGGCTGCTGATAAGTCGGTTGAAATATCAGCACCGCCTAAGTAAGCGCCAACTTCCTCTAATGCGGCAGCTAATTCTGTTGATATGTCGCTTGCGCCCGCATAAGTCCCAACAGCAGACTCCAAGTCAGATGTCCGGTCAAGCAAGCCGGTAGTTGTGGTTTCCACCTCTGTCTGAAGTAATGCCAAATCTTCTGTAATAGTGCTTTCAGTTACTTCGGGATCATAATCCCCAACCTGTGCTTGCAGAGCAGCTATTTCGGGAGCTTCCTCTGCGCTAATGAATGTGTTCAACTCAGAAAGCGGTATGGCTTCCTGCTTGTTTCCGCCCGTGGATTTGATCACCACGAACTTGTCATCTGATCTTAGTGCCATTATGCACCTCCTGTGTTTTCAATATAATGATCTTCTGATATTTCCATAAAAGTATGCCGGCAATTCCAAGCCCGCTCATCGGCTGTGTCATACTCGAAGACGCCACGCTCGGCATCAGTAAAGTAACGCTGCGATAATCCCTCAACACAAGCTGGCCGGTTTAGGTCATCTTCAGGCCCCACGTATTCCCAAAACTGCGCTTCGCCGTCCCTGCGTTCCTGGGAATTCAAGTCCTCTATGGCTTGCAAATACCTGGCTCGGCTTGTGTTGGCATAAGTGAAGGCATAGCGTTTCATGCTTGACTCAAGCGAATTGGCTATATTTGCAATAACAGTTTCCATGCTAACGCCAGAGATAACGCCATTGATGAGTTGTTTCTGTATCTCCAGCAAAGCCTGATCACCTATACCATTGAACGCCACAAGCTCCGCTTTGCGCAGAGCGACAAGCTGGTTTGTCATCCGGTTTGTGAATGCGATCGGGACAGCACCGGCTGGTCTAAGTGAATTGTATTCATTGAAAAGGTCATCCTCTCCTGCTAATAGCTTATTCACCTGCTCACCATAGCCAGCCAGTTCAAGCATTGCCCTGAGATCAGCCAGCGATTGTGTGGCAAAGTTCAGGTTCTCGTCATTAAAGGTCAAGTAGCCTTTCGAGGTTTTCATGTCAGCAATCATTTGAGAAACCCGCTTATTGAACGAACGGATAACCTTTTGCAGGTTGCTTTCGAACTGGTCAAGCTGTGGTGCATAGATGTCTTTCATTAGGCATTAACCTCGGGCTGTAACCATGTCGCAGTGTTCATGCCGGCGCCGGCAAGTCGGGAGCCATTCTCTTGGTCTATGGTTTCAGCAAGCAAAACGGCTTCCTCTTTGGTTATATGTCGTGTTTCTGCTAATATCTCAATTCTGGAGCGCAGACCATTGGCAATTTCCAGGGTATAAATCTGTTGCTGCTCAATAGGGTTGGTGTCGAATACGATCTTGCCAAATTCGATCTTGACAGGTATATCGGGATCGAACCGCATATCCTGGCTGTTGTAAGTGTAGCAGTCTAAAATGTTGTGAATAAGCATCACAATCTCAGGCCGGTAAACCTCTTTTTTAAGCTCGTTATCGTTCAATACCTCTTGCTTAGTTAGCCTTAGCTGATAGCCTGAACTTATGCTGCTTGTTTCACGGTTATAAGCTTCGGCAGATAGGCCGTTCTCTTTGGCAAGGTCTATTTTGCGTCTCTGGATGATGCCGTCTAAAATCTCCAGCTTCGGGTCGGGTGTAATGTAATAAGCTTCGCCTTGAGCTTTGCCATCGGTGTCATTAACCGGCAAGTCAATCCTGCGCTTAACACCAAAGGTCAGCTTTTCGTTGCTATTCAACCCGGAAGTAACCAGCGTAGAGAACGCCTGAAAATCTAAAGTGATGTCAAGGTTTGTTTCACGGATACATTGGTTAAGGCAGGTTTCAACTAAGGCATTGCCATAATCTCCCCAAAAGCTGTCAGTCTCAATTCGCTTGCTGAACCAGACAATTGGAATCCTGCCATAAGGATTAGGTATCTCTGATCCTGGGATCTTCTTTCCTTCTGTATAGTTTTGACCGATCTCTACTTCGTAATAGCTATCAGCAGTCCAACATGAATATATATTTACCGGCACTGCTTGGGCTGTATTCTGCATAGTGCCAACCTGATAATAGACTTTGATCGCTTTTGTCGGGTCTTGCGGGTCTTGCTCAATGAAACACTTGTCAGATGTTATTACGTCCAAAACAACCCGCTTATCGGTCGGGTGCCAGTGAATAGCTACCCCCACCTTGCCGGTCAAATCTGCCATCCGATCTGATATAAGCAGCTTTTTCCAGAGCTCGCAGCCAGCGAATATCTGCTCTGCTTTTGTCTTTTGCGCATCAGTGCCGTCTACAACAACAGTAATCGGCTTAGTGAATAGGATGGCCGTGTCGTCAATAATGGATCGCACCAAGTCCAGCTTTTTCGCATATTCTTTGATGTCATTCCAAGTCTCGGGATAAAGCTTCCCAATCTTTTCAATTACATGATCAAGCTGGTTGAAATTGTAGAATTCTATCGCTTTTGTGGCGTCCTTGCGTCTCTGTATATCATCATTGACCTTAGCCATTCGCTGCTGTGCTGCTATATCGTAAGCCATTTACCTATCCTATCCTATCCTGCCATGTTTTTGTGTAAAGATTAAGTGTTTATATTTCTGGAAAACTGGATAAGTCGCAGCATCCAGCACATGTGTCAATGTTTTATCGGTTTTATCCAGTTCGCCATGCTCATCAGTAACACACATTTCAATATCCTGAATAAGGTTTTTGCAATTACTGCACAGTTTCCAAAGCCCTTTCTGAAATGCCATATTAGCTATTTTAAGCCGGCTGGAAACAGGCGGGTTGACAGTGCCAATAATAGTGCAGCCATATTTCCTGAGAATAGCGATGTCAGTAATATTGCTCTGTGTTTTGCGAGCAATTCCTGTCATATCCGGCGCAATGGTGATAGTGTGGATTTTACCAACTGCGCTGTCAACATTGCTCTGATACCATAAGTTGGGGTATTTCTGCAATAAAAGCATCATAGCTTTATCTGTAAAGCTCCCATAGCCTTCACAGCCGGCAGCATTGCGAATGTAAAGCTCATCAAACGTGATAAGGTTTTTGTCTTTATCCTCAAAGCTGATAGTAAGGCAAAATGGGTTGACGTTGAAGTCCATGCCTACTATGAGATTGTGGGGAATATCAGCGGTGTCAATAGGTGCAATAAGCATTTCCTCGCGATAGTTATACATAGCGCGAAGGCCATTTAGATTAACAAATTCGCCCTTAACGTAAAGCTGTATGTGAACTTCATCAAAACAATCATATAGTGAGTCTATGTATGTTTTTTCAAGGCTGTGGTTGTCCTCTGTTGAAGCGGATATTTTCTTTATCTTTCCTGCTTTCCAGAGTTCGTAACACAGTTTATGCCCTTCGGGAGTGGTCGTAATTGACAGAGTAGCATTTGCGCACTTTCTAAGTCTTGCTAACGCACGTGTCCATATCCTTCTTTGCCTATCAATGCTTATCACATCAAACTCATCTAATATCCCATCTGTTGCATTAAAGGCTACTAAGTTTTGCCACTTCTCCATTGATACAAGCTTTATTGTGCCTTTAAGTTCTGGAGTTAAAACATTTATTTCGTGGTGTTGTTTGTCTTCGTGATAAGCAATGTTGTAAAGATCAAATGCTTCTATCAGCTCTGCATAATATGTGGCATGTATAATATCATAGGTAGGTGCTGCATAAAATATAAACGCTTGCCCTTCACGTAACTCTAAAAGATGCAAGGTTTTACGCACATTCGCATAAGTTTTACCAGAAGCGTATCCAGCAATAATTGCTGTTCTTGGATGTTTAGATAAAACATATTCTTTTTGATGTGGGTATAGCTTTATCTTTGCTCTAACTTTCATCTACTAACTCAAAATCAAAGCCTATTGTTTCGGGAGTATGCTCATTTTTAATTTGCGGAGTTTCTGCTTGGTTTAGGTATTGTTTCCCAAGCCATATCAACAATGTGGGGTTTTTATCGTTTATAGCAGCATGTATTTGGGCTTCTGATAGTTTTTGCTTAAGCTCTGAAATTCCCTTTTTATAAGATACGCATAAAAGATTGGTTTCATCTTTAAATGTTCTTTGGATAGTATCATGTGAACACCCCAATATCCCTGCCATTGTCTCGTGAGTAGCCCGAAACCCTCCAAATGCATAAAACATTTTAATGGTGTCGGGATTTACCTCTAAGATGCATGGTCTCCCTTTGGGCTTTGTGGTTTTAGATGTTTTCATTATACTACGAAAAAGTCCATTTGCTTGTCTTTAAGAAGCGTTCTAAGTCTTTTATGTTCTTTTTTATGACAATTGGTGCAAAGTGTTATGGCGTTTGATAATTCAAATCTAAGTGTTTCGTCAACGCTAAAGGGGATAACGTGATGAGCTTGTAAATATGCTGTTCTTCCAGTTTCCCCACAATGCTTACAGGTATATTGGTCTCTTTCATAAACCTCTTTTCTCCATTCTGCATATCTAATTGTGTTTCTCAATCCGTTAGCTTCTGCATATTTCCCGTTTTTCCAGTTATGGTGATTTTCACCTTTTCGACTATCTGATGCACATTTTCTTGAACAATACTTTCCCTTTCCCTCTTTGATTTTTGATGGCATCATGGAAAATACCTTGCCACACAAGGGGTTTTGACAAATGCAATTATCAACATTTCTTGGCTTTTTTGTTCCCGTTGCCACAATTGCCTTGCAAGTGATACTGCAATATTTTCCACTCCCCTTTTTATCTACAGACTGTAAAACTTCAAATGAATTTTTGCATAGTGGATTTTGGCATATATGAATTACGTTTTGCCATTTGTTTGCTACTAAGCACTCCCTGCTGCAATATAGCCCTCTGCCAGATTTTATCCTGCTTTGTGTAGAATGAAACTCCTTTCCACATTGTTTACATTTGCAATTAGCTTCTG